TGGCCAAATTTGCCATGATATTTGATGCGACATCTTGATACCAATTGACAAATTCATCTGGATGTATTGGTTTAAATCCTGATCCTTCATCATATGTTCTTTGAGACGCATAAGGTGGAGAAGTGACAACCAAATTTATTTTCTGTCCGTTCAATAATTTTTCTATATCAGAAAATGATTTGCAATCACCACACATCAATCGATGTTTTCCAAGAATCCACACATCACCAAATATTGTCACAGGATTGACTGGAACCTCTGGCATCGCATCCTCATCGGTCAGGCCAGGCTCGATCTGCACCGGCATCAGCGCCGCGATCTCCTCGTCGGTAAACCCCACCAAGTCCAGATCAAACCCAAGATCACCCAGCTCACCCAGCTCGAGCGCCAGCAGCTCGTTGTCCCAGCCAGCGTTCAGAGCCAGCTTGTTGTCGGCGATGACGTAGGCACGCTTTTGGGCATCGGTCCAGCCAGAAGCCACCATGACCGGCAATGATGCTGCCGGACTCGTCCACCAGGACTGCGGTGGTGAAGCCCCACTCACGGATGCTGGCTGCAATCTGGGCGACCTGCTCCTCGCTGTGGGTGCGCGAGTTCTTGGCGTATGGCACCAGCTTTTCGATAGGCCACTGCTCTACCTTGTCGGCTGGATTTACTTTGTGTGATTTCGTGGTCATACCCGATTGTCCTCCAGAATTTGTTTTCTCGCCATCCTCATGGCGTCCTTGAGGTCAAGCCTGAGCTGCTCGTTTGCTGCCTGCTCGGCCTGCAGCTTGGCGTAGACCTCGGCTGCAAACTTGGCCAGGGTGTCGTGCTGCCAGGTGCTGAAGTTTGGTGTGTCGGCTGGTTCGTTCATGTTAGTGCTTGCTCACTTTTCTGTGGATAACTTTTCCCCAATTTTTCCGCATCCCGGTGCCCCTACTGCCCCTAAACTATAGTGTTTAGGGGCGGGGCGGGGCGTTTTTCCTGGCTTTTGCCCCTATCGCCCCTAACTACCCCAGGGGCACTTAGGGGCATTTAGGGGCGATTTTTCGGGGCATTTTTCTGCATCAGCATTGCGCTGGCCTGTGCTTGGTTGATGAAAATCCAGCCATGCTCGAACGTCTCCAGTGTGCCTGCGTTAAGCAATTGTGCGACCAATCCATCCGATCTGGATGCCTCTGTTTTGTTCTTTGCGGTGCGCTCTGACGCTCCATCCTTGACCAGCAAGTCACGCAGCGCAGACCTGCTGATGTAGGGTAAACCCTCGCGCTCTTCTGCACCAGATGCCCACCATGCACGCTCGACCGTTCTCACATTCTCGTCGTGCTTTGTAGGTTTTTTGTGGGGTTTTGTGGCATTCGCATCGTCGTCTGGAACGGCCACGCAGGTGGTGGCTGGGCCGCCGAACTTGGTCGTGCCCATCTCGATCACCTCGAGTTTGAAGTAGATCGTCTCGCCTTTGCTTGGCAGCTCGCGCTGCTTGGTGACAGATACAGACCTGGTGCCGTCCTTCTCGCTGACCTCAATTTCGGTGTCAATGTGTGCTCTGATGCCGGACCAGCCTCGAGCGCCTCTGGCAGCGTCCTTGCCGTTGTGGTGGATGATCATCATGGCCGCGCCTGTTGCCGTGGCCACCTGGTCGAATCTGGCCATGACCGGACCCATGTCCTCGCCGCTGTTCTCGTTCGCTCCTGCGCTCATCCTGGCCAGCGTGTCGCCGATGATCAGACGCACCGGCTTGCCCTTGGCCACCTCAATGGCACGCACCAGCTCGATCACGTCGTGGGCATCCTGGTCGCCAGCGTAAAAGTTCATCGGGACCGGCACCATCGCCAAGTTCTCCAAGCTGCAGCCGTGGAACTTCTTGATGGCCTGCATGCGTGACCGGATGCTGGCCGGGGCTTCGCTGGCTAGGTAGACCACCAGGCCGGGGTCGGTCTTGCGTCCGTAGCAGTCCTCGCCACTTGCGATGGCCGTGGCCACCGACAATGCCCAGAATGTCTTGCCTGAGTTGCTGTCGCCGTATACCACCACCGAGCTGCCGATGGTCATCAGGCCTTCCACCAGCTCGTCTGGTGCCTCGTAATCGCTGCCGAGCTGGTCTCCGAAAACCACCTGCAGCTTGTCAAGCACGGCTGAGCCAGTTTGCTGCACCAAAAGTCCTACCAAATCGTGCCCAGCCTGTGCATAATCGTTGGCGTCCATGCCTTCGATTGGTGGGATGATTACCCTGGCACCGAACTTCGCGCTCGCCTGGTCGGCATACTTTTGTCCAACGCCATGCTTGTCGTGGTCTGCGACGATCACAATGTCCTGTCCGATTCCAAACATGTCGCGCAGACTGCCAGTGACCGGCACCAGGCTGCTGGCGCTGTAAGTGGCCACGCAGGGGCGGCCAGTCGTCTCATGAATGGTGGCCGCCGTTGCGAAACCCTCAGCCACATAAAGCACGCCAGGCTCATCCAGTGAGCCTACCATCCAGAATTTTCCACCAGCCTCGCCGCCTGGGTGGTATAGCTTGCCGCCTTCGCTGTCGATGTACTGCAAGGTGGCCAGAGCGCCATCCTTGTCGAACAGTGGCACGATCAGCCTGCCGTCTCCTGTGATCCTGGCACCGTGCGCCTGGATGCCCTTGCGTTTGAGGTACGGGTGATCGGGGCTGGCTGCCTGGGCTGCTGTCCAGATCGCCTCCACGGTCGCTGCGGCCACTTCGTGCTGCTTTTCCAAGGCTGCCTCGCGCAATGCTTTTGCCTCTGCCAGCCGCCTAGCATGGGCCATCTCCTCTGTGGCTGTCAGTTTCCTGCCAACGTCTGCACGCCAGGGTGACTCGAACCCCATGCGCCAGCAGCCAAACCGGCCTGCTGGAACACCATCACCGAAGACCACATACCAGCCGGACTTGTCGCCTGTCTTGGCGCTGCCCTTGGTCCCTGACTTAAACCGGTGCAGCTTGCCATCAAAGATCACCTGATCTGGCGGCTCCAGGCCTGCTGACCGAATGGCATCAAGGAGTTGCTCCTCTGGAGGTGCAACGCGCTTTTCTGGTGGTGGCGACCAAGGACCGCCGAAGACGTTGGAGAGATCAGCCATTGACCGTGGCCTCCCTGCGTGTCAGGTAATCCGACAAGGCCTTGAGAACCTTGTAGGTCGGATTGGCATCTGGGTTGTCGCGCACCTCTCGGATGGTGTTGTAGTGCAGGCCAGTGGCCTCCGCAACCTTGGCAGGCATGCGGTCTCGCAAGGATTCTCGAATCTGTTCCAGGGTCATCATTTTTTGGCCTCTATAAAAAAACTTTGGTCGGGTGTTGCAATCCTACATTGTTCCATGCTAAAGTGCAACCACTGCGCAACCGGATGGTCCGAAAGCGCAGCAACCCAAAGGAGAGCCAACATGGCAATCAACGTGAAGACCACCGGCAGCATGGCTGCCAACGGTGTCAAAGTCCTGGTCTATGGCCAGGCCGGTGCTGGCAAGACCAGCCTGATCAAAACCCTCCCCAGCCCCATTGTGCTGTCGGCAGAGGGAGGCCTGCTGTCCATCCAGGACGCCGACCTGCCATTCATTGAGATCACCTCGATGACTGAGCTGCAGGAGGCTTACACCTGGCTGACCAGCAGCGACGAGGCCAAGTCCTACAAATCGGTGGCACTGGACAGCATCAGCGAGATCGCCGAGGTCTGCCTGAACACCGAGAAGAAGGCCACCAAAGACCCGAGGCAGGCTTACGGTGCGATGCAGGAGCAGATGGCCGACATCATTCGCGCCTTCCGCGATCTTCCTGGCCGCCATGTCTACATGAGCGCCAAACTAGAGAAGACGCAGGACGAGATGGGCCGCGTGCTGTATGCGCCGTCGATGCCTGGCAACAAGACCGGCCAGGCGCTGCCCTACTTCTTCGACGAGGTGCTGGCCCTGCGCGTGGAGAAGGATAGCGACGGAGCCACCCAGCGTGCCCTGATGTGTGACTCGGATGGCCTCTGGCTGGCCAAGGACCGCAGCGGCAAGCTGGATGCCTGGGAGGCACCGGACCTGAGCGCAGTGTTTGCCAAGATTGGGGGCAAGGCATGATGAATGCAGACCTGAAAGCACTCAGCGCAGACTGGCTGCGCTACAAGACCGATGAGGGCAAGGCCACGGCTGAGCGCCGCAAGATTGAGGACCAGATGGTCAAGTTGCTGGCCTTAACTGAGAACTTTGAGGGCACCGAGACTGCAGAGCCAGACGGCTTTGTGGTCAAGATCGCTGGCCGCATCGACCGCAAGGTTGATTCCGACAAGCTGCAGGAGCTGGCCGCAGAGGCTGGCCTGACCGAACACCTGAGCAGCCTGTTTCGCTGGACGCCTGAGATCAACATGGCCATCTGGAAGGCTTCCGACGAACGGATCACTCGGCCACTGGCTGGCGCAATCACGGCCAAGCCTGGCCGCCCATCTTTCAAAATCACCATCAAGGAGTAATCATCATGGCTTTTCTCGGACAAACTTTCGACGCAAACGAACTGCCGCAAGGCACTGGCGGCAACTTCGAGCCGCTGCCAGAGGGCAACTACAACGCCACGATCACGCAGGCTGAGCTGAAGAACACCAACGACGGTGGCGGCCAGTACATCAAGCTGCGCCTGGACATTACTGGGCCGAGCCACCAAGGACGGGTGATCTTCTCGAACCTCAACATCAAGAACGCAAGTGCCAAGGCCGAGGAGATTGGCCGCCAGCA